GCGTTTCCTGATAATCAATCATTTGACACGTTCCGCAATCAACTTGGCGAAGAAGCGCGATTCACTGAAGTGCGCAACAGAATTCTGGCCGGATCGCGCACAGCGCCGCTGGCCGCGGAAATGGCCGAACAAGCAGGCCCAACAGGCGCAGCCGTTGGATCAGCCATTATCCAAGGAAACTTGCAACCCATTGCGTCACAGTTGCTTGGACAGGCTATGCAACGCGGCGCAGGAAACGTTGGCGATGTGGCGGAAATACTTGGACGCGAATTGCTAACGCCACTAACACCACAAAGTCTTGATGCTCTTATGCGGCGATTAGCCACGCAACAAGAGGCCATGGCCCGCGGTGAAGTTGCTCGAGCAACGACACGTCCCATGGTTGGCGGGGCACTCGGCCAGTTGGCTGGGCAAGCCGCCGCGCCAGAGCAACCGTTTAGGCTTGATGTGATGGGCACGGCCGACACCATGACTGACGAAGAGAAACGTTTTGCAGGATTGCTGCAATAGCGTAAAATCTATCCGCTGTCTTCTTTTTCTGTTGTCATTCTCCCCCTGAGATCTTAGCCGCCTACCGTTGGCGGCTTTTTTTTGGCCGTTCATCCGAAATGCTCTAGCCATTTCGTAAACATGGTGCATGATTGCAAACCATGAAAATCATTCTCGGTATTGATCCAGGGTTGAGCGGCGCGATTGCAGCCGTTCAAGGTCAGAAACTTGTAAGCGTCTTTGACATGCCAACGGTTGAACGTAAGGTTGGCAAGTCAGTCAAACGCTTTGTCTCGCCACACGAACTGCATACGGAGTTGGCGGCATTCTTGATTGATCATGATTGCGAGTGCTTCATTGAGCAAGTATCCGCCATGCCAGGGCAAGGTGTAACGTCCATGTTTAACTTTGGACGCTCTCTCGGTAACGTGGAAGGCGTACTGGCGAGCCTGAAGATTCGCTATCACTTTGTGCCGCCACTGACATGGCAACGCGCTGTGCGACTAACAGGTGGCAAGGAAGGCGCACGCGCTTTAGCGATGCAAATGTTTCCCGAAATGAGTTCAGCGTTTAGCCGTGTCAAGGATAACGGGCGGGCGGACGCTGCGCTGATTGCTTTATATGGTTCGATGCAATAGGAGTTAAAACGATGAGCACACAGGAAGTGGAGAACCTGAAGGAGTTGCTGGCGTATACCCGCCAAATCGCAGCCGATTCAGATCGCAAGTTAAGAACCGCCAGGCAATTTATTGGCGAGTTAACCGACGTTGAACGACTTGGCGGTCAAGTGACTGACCAGGTGCGTGGTCAAGCCATGACTGTTTTGCAAAGGATCATGTGATGCTAGTGCAAGTCAATGGTGAAACCGTGGTTGTTGTGGATCGGCCAAAGATTGGATCAGCCTATGAGCCGCCAAAGCCAAACTATTTGGCGGACGATCAGTTGTGGATACAAAGTATCTACACGTTCAAGCGCGTACCGGCTTATGCGATCCGCGACAGGCAAGCCAAGTTGCTTTTGCTTGGTTCGCTTTACTTTGGCGGTGTCTTGATGCTTGGACAGATTGCACGCTACTTGTTGCAGCGATGAAGATGCCTTTTGTAAAAAACTTTTCACTCAACGCTTTATGGCGGGCATTGTCCCGCCAACCAGAAAGGGATCGTAATGGAACAAAAAGTGACGATTGTTGCAACGGGGACTGTTACCAAGGCAGACGCTGTCCATGGCGAGCATCAGGCGGACGATACGTTTGGTTTCGAGGCGATAGCACCGAAAAGGGGTCGAACGCCAAAAGCTAACGTGGAAGTGAGCGAAGTCGAAAAGCGTTTGAACATTGCACTAGAGAATTTGGCGGACTGTGTTGAAACGCTCAAAGGTTTAGAAAGCTATGGACGTTTTAACGATTCTGTTGTTCGCCGCCGCTCACTGGAGTGCTTAAAAAGGATTGGCGCATGGGATTGAAAATCATCGTGTCAACGATCAAGCCCGATAAGGGGTCGTTACACGTTTTGGCGGCAAGCGTTGACGCTTACGCGTCAGAAGTTGACCTTTGCATTGAGAACGGAAAAGGTCCGACATTTGGCGAAGACTATAACCGCGCCATCGAGCGTTTCATGTCCAAAGATGACGATGGCGTAATCATCGCCAACGATGACATTGTGCTTGCTCCTTATTCGTTGCGATTGCTGATGGAGGATGTTGAAGCGTTAAAGAAATTGTGCGGCGCTAAGTTGGGATTGGTTGCGGCTCGATCCGACTATGTGCGCCCATCGCAAAACATTCGCGTACCACGCGATGACAGAGACCAGTTTGTTGGGATGCGATGGAAGAGCGAAGGCGCTATAAAAAAGAATCACGTTGTATCGCCATTGTTTGCATGGCTACCAAGAGCGGCATTCGAGCAAGTCAAATTCCCGCCATTGAATTGGTTTAGTGATGATGTGATGTGCGCTGACTTAGTTGCTTTGGGTTTTAAGCACTGGATCAGCAGAAGCTATATCCACCACGTTGGATCAATGACGATTGGCGTTGACATGAAATCGAACTTACAGAAATCGTTACCGTGGTTACGAGAAAACAGACCTGATTACATCAAACAATGGGGAATCGAATGATACCGATAAGGATTGTGGCGTGTACTCGCCATAACAGAAAGGACTTTACAGGAACGCCGTTAGGCGTAACGATTCAGCGCTTTTCGCATTTGTCGTTCATTGAGGCGCAACTGTTTACGAACAACACCGTAGGACTTTGCCAGCGTTATAACGAAGCCATTGAAGCCGCAAAGAACGATCAGGCGTTGCTTGTGTTTGTGCATGATGACGTTGAGATTGTTGATTGGTATTGGTACATGCGCTTAGGAGCGTCACTCGATGACCATCACCTGGTTGGCTTGGCGGGTAACTGTCAACCATCACCAGGCCAAACATCATGGGCTATTACGGACATGGAGGGCACGTTATCGGATCGCCAATCATGGGCCGGTTGCGTAGCGCGTGGCAACGGTGAGTATTTAACAAGTTGGGATGTGTTTGCATCGCCAAATCGTGAAGTGTCATTGATTGACGGTTTGTTCATGGCGGCTTACTCGAAGACGTTTCATGACAACGATATAAGGTTTGATGAGCAATTCACCTTTCATCACTACGACATGGACATATGCCGCCAATTCACAGAGAAAGGCTTATCAATTTATGTGTCATCCATTTCCGCCATCCATCACAGTCAAGGCTTGATGGGTCCAGCGTGGAAAGAATCAGCGCAACGTTACTTAGATAAATGGCAGGGGCTATGAAAAATACCAATGACAAAGCAGAACTGTATCCAATGCCTATGTATTGGCTGGAAGGCGTGCCGTATTTGCCGCACTACACAAAGGAAGGATATTGGGTCTCACCTGGCGGCATAACGCGCACAACGACGTGGCTTAAAGAGCGTAACGCTAAGCAAAACATGCAGCCGTTATGGCTCCGTTCTTGGGTGCTTGAACGTTTCATGAACACCAATCAGGATTTATAACATGAACGCACACTCAGAGTGGTCACCATCATCCGCCGAGCGATGGATAGCGTGCCCGGCATCAATCAAACTCTCACGAGGTGTACCGCCACGCGAAGCAGGAGACGCTGCAAAGATTGGAACAGCGGTACATGCGCTGGCGGAAACGGTGATGCTGACAGGATCAGCACCGCATACATTTGTCGGAAAGGAATTTGAAGGTGTTGAGATTAGCGAAGAGATGGCGTCTTGGGCCGAGGTCTATACGGACTTTGCGGGCGAACTGGAAAAGCGCATGGAAAGTGCTTGCCTCATCGAAGAGCGTCTTCGCATTCCTAATTACGCTGGCGCTGATGTGTATGGGACTGCCGATCTTATTTGCTTTAACGATGTTGACCTGGTTGTTGGAGACCTTAAAACTGGTCGCATTAAGGTGGATGTTGAAGGTCCGCAACTTAAGATTTACGCGTTAGGCGCACTGCAAAAGGCACCAGCAAGCGTGAAGAACATTACGCTTGCGATCATTCAGCCAACACAGGAGCCTCAGATCAGTTTGGCGTTTATGACCAAAGCCGAACTTATTGATTGGTCCGCCAATGTGTTTGAACCGGCATTGCGCGATACGCTGGCACCATTCCCGCCAACCAATGAAGGTGAGCATTGCCGCTGGTGTCCGGCCAGGTCAAAGTGTCCTGCAAAAATTGCGCGTGTTGAATCGTTCGCTGGCGTTACGCCAAAGCAAATTGATGAAGCAACCAATGAAGCGTTGAACGCCATGATGAATGTGGCGGACGATGCTTTGCATACGATTGAGGCCATTAAAGAGCGCGTTACAAACGCGTTGCAAGCAGGGCGTGAGTTGCAGGATTGGACGCTTGTACCGAAGCGTGCAACGCGTAAATGGCAAAACGATGAGTTGATGGCGGGATTGCTTAGTGCGCACAAAGGCGCCGTGAAAACAGTACCGATCACGCCAGCGCAGTTGGAGAAGAAATTTCCAGATGTTTACGAAGCATTCGCGGATAAGGTCACCGCTGAATCAAGTGGCTTAACACTTGGGCGCAAACCAGCGCCAAATTTGACCTCACTTTGAAATAGGAAACTTTGACATGCTAGGACTTACAGGTGGTGGATCAGGACTCCCTTACATTCGTTTCTCGCCATCCATGAACATGTGGAGCGATAAGACGGGGCAAGAGATACAACTCAAAAAAATGTTGTTTGACATTGATAACGTGCAAACGGGTTGGTTGTTGCTCGAAGCCGGTGTGCGCGATTGGCAACCGGATCAAGAGTTAGGCAGACAAGGACCGAAGCCAAGCGATGCGCATAAGCGTGGGTTTGTGGTGCGTTTCTTTAGCCGCGAAATGGGTTGGGTTGAATGGTCAAGCAATGGCGCAGGGCCGAACATGGGATTGGAAGCGCTTTACACGGCAGCCGCCAAGGATCGCAATGCGAACGCTGGCAAGTTGCCGATCATTGAGTATGTTGGCGCTGAGGCCATGAAGGTTGGCAAGGGCAATACGCGCAAGCCCAAGTGGAACATCACCGGTTGGGCACCAAGGCCATCGGATGATGCGGGTGCCGCGCCCGTTGCCGCGCCGGAGCCTGTGGCCGCTGCGCCTGCGAAGGGTGAAGAGTTTTAAGTAATCACTTATTCACAAAACCCGGTCTTTTTAGGCCGGGATTTTTTGACTCTCAAGGGAATGATATGGCAGAGGGCGTTTACAAAGTCACGGAATCGTTTGAAGAAAAGGTTGCCGAGTATACCGGCGCACCATACTGTGTGGCGGTAGATAACTGCTGCAACGCTTTGTTTCTAGCACTAACCTATGAACGTGTGGCGGGAACGACGATCAGGTTACCCGCGAGAACTTACCCAGGCGTGCCCTGCGAAGTGATTCATGCCGGTGCGAAGGTTGACTTTTATCCGGTTGAAGGAAGAACGATTAAGGGCGCGTATCAATTAGCACCCACGCGTGTTTGGGATGCTGCGCTGTCGTTTACCTCCAACATGTACATCAAAGGCTCGCATATGTGCGTGTCGTTCACCGGGCCTTATAAGCACTTAAAGCTAGGCAAGGGCGGTGCGATTCTTACCGATGACTATGCCGCCATGCTGTGGTTTAAGCGTGCGCGTTTCAGCGGGCGGCGAGAGTGTTCTTATCACGACGATTATTTCGACATGATCGGCTGGAACTTTTACATGATGCCGGACGTGGCAGCGCGTGGCTTATTGCTCATGAATCAATTTTGGGATCGTGATGGTTCGCCAAAAGTGATGGAGGACATTGAGATGAGCTATCCGGATTTGTCTAAGTTTCCGATTTACGCGTTTGGGGGTGATCGATGAATCAAGACTTTGAGTGCCCAAGGTGTGGGCATTGTTGCCAAGCAGATCAGCCAGCACAGCAGGAGCCTGTGGCTTGGATGCATACAACTGGAACAGGGCATGTTTACTTCCGAAAAAAGCCACAAGACAAGGTTTTCAACCCACAGCCTGTGTTCACATCGCCACCAAAGCGTGAATGGGTTGGTCTGACCGGAGATGAAATCTGGAAATGCAACAAAGCAAAGAGTGGCAGTGCTGTGGAGTTTCACATTTGCTCTGCACATCAGAACGTGGAGGATTTTGCGGAAGCTATCGAAGCCAAGCTGCGGGAGAAGAACATATGAGCATACAACCCAAAGCCCTGCGGCTGGCTGATGCGCTGGACGCTGAGTTTGTGCAAGGACGAATAAGCAATAGCACGGGCAGGGAATCAGCTGTCGAACTGCGCCGATTGGCGCTGAAGCAATGGGTTGGCCTAACTGACGAAGAGATTCATGACTTAAGTTATTTGTCTCAAAAGATTGATGCAAGTAACTCGGAATGGTTTGATCGATGGGGATTCGCACGAGCCATTGAGCAAGCCTTGAAGGAGAAGAATCAATGAGCGGCGATCACAATATGTATCAAAAGGCAAAGCGCAAAAACCAATACGTCATCTTTGGTTCAGGAGGGCTTGCCAAGGAGTTGATCGGCTACATCGAGGAAGAAGGAACGCACGAGATTGTGTGCGTGGTTTCAACGCAACCGTTTAACAATAAGCGTTATGCCGCCAAGTATCCCGTGGTGGAGAGCATTAGAGAGGGCGCGTTTCCTGGTGCTGAATTCCTGCTTGCTGTGGCGGACCCCGATGCAAAGCAAGCCATTGTTGTTGAAAACGAAGAAAGATGGGGGACGTACATACACAGCACAGCTACGGTATCGCCCTACGCGAAGATTGGCGAGGGGTGCGTTTTAGCGCCGCAAGTGATCGTTACGGCGGACGCCTGGATCAATGATTTTGTGTTTATGAACACCAATGCAACGGTTGGGCATGACTCGGTGATTCACGGATGGACAACGATGTTTCCGAATACGGAAGTGTGCGGCGATTGCGTGATTGGCGTGGCGGTGATTATGGGAATTGGGTCTTATGTACTGCCAGGCAAGCAAATCGCCAATCGCGTGAAGATTTCGGCAGGGTCCATTGTCCGCCATGACTTCAAAGGGCCAAAGCACGAAGGCATTGTGCTGCAAGGCAATCCGGCGGCGCCCAGATGAACGCAGAACTATTAGCCGCAGCGCTTGGTAACGCCAAGCGTTATAAGAGGGGGTGGCTTGCGTCTTGTCCTGTACCTGGGCATGGCAATGGCAAGGGTGATAGGCATCCATCGCTTGCGATCACGCAACTCGGTGAGAAGTTTTTATTCAAGTGCTTTGGCGGGTGCGATCAGGAGGATGTGTTTGCCGCCATAAAACCGCACTTGCCTAATTCGTTGAACTGGAACCGCCCGCTAGTTGCGCGTGATCCTTTATCGGGTATCAGACCGATTGTGCCGCCAACGATGAAAGAAGTGATGGCGTGGGATTACATCGATGAGAACGGTGAAGTCACAGCGCAAAAAGTAAGGTATGACGTTGAGGGTGGTGGCAAGACGTACCGCCAGTACCACCTGATCAATGGCGAGCGGGTGCCAACGATCCGTAATTGGACGCCAATCCCGTTTGGCTTACCGCTCATGATCGCAAGACCCATGGCGCCGGTATTTGTAACGGAGGGCGAAAAGGCCGCTGAGTTTTTGGTTGGCATGTTCGATGTGGTCGCCATATCGGCGCACGCGGGGTCGAGCGAATGGCCTGCTGCCATAACGCCATGGTTTCATGGTCGATTAGTGGTTGTGCTGCCCGATAACGACAGACCTGGTTGGAAGTACGCCAAGCGTGTCGTTAGGGACTTGCAGGGTGTAGCGCAAGCGATCAAGGTTGTTGATTTAGCCGATGACGAGTCAGCGATTGGCGACGACGCTGAAGAGTTTATCGGGCGAGGGTTTGCGTTCGAGGAGTTCGCCAAACGTGTAGCCGACGCTAAAGTGGTTGAGGACTTCGAGGACGTTGTGCCGCCACAGCGATTAGTGATTGATGAGAAAGCCGAGACGGAACCCGAATCCGTTGTGCCGGAAAAGGAACCGTTTGCCGAAGTGGTTGAAGCACAAGAAGCGCAACGCTACAGGGTTGAGATGTGGCGTGACGCGAAGGATGAGCCGGTTAAGTGGTTGGTGGATAGGATTGTGCCTGAGAAGGGATTCATGGCGCTTTATGGGCCGCCAGGCACGTTCAAATCGTTTATCGCGCTGCACTTAGCCGCCATGATCGCCAGTGGGGATTCGTGGCTGGCGCACGAAGTGCCGCAAGCCGGTGAGGTCTTATACATTGCAGGTGAAGGTCATGGCGGTATTGGGACAAGGATTTCAGGGTTACGCCACGCGTATGAGCTTAAGGACATACCCGTTGGCGTGATTAGGTCACAAGTGAACCTACGATCATCCGATCAGGATTTTGCTGACTTGATAGCCGCCATAAGAGCGTCCGAAATCCAGCGTCCGAAATTGATCATTATTGATACCTTAGCCCGCGCCTTTGGCGGCGGCAACGAGAACGCGTCCGAGGACATGGGCAGTTTCATCAGTAACTGTGGACGCCTGCAAGAAGCCACGGGCGCAGCGCTCTTGGTTGTCCACCATAGTGGCAAGGACGCCTCATTAGGTCTGCGTGGTCATTCCAGCTTTTTAGGTGCGGTGGATACGCAGATTGAGATTACCCGCCATACCGATCAAATGTCAGGCACGCTGAAGGTAACCAAGCAAAAGGATGGCAAGGACGGTGTGGAGATTCATTTCTCCATGGAGACAGTGAACTTTGATCAGCAGGAATCGGATGAAACGCATGAAACGTCAGCCGCCAAGCTAAACCTGGGATTTGAGGATGACTTAGCCAACACGTTAGTGGTTAAGCCATTCGAGGGTGATTTACCCGATGGCGTTGGCTTTAGACCGCCACAAAACGCAAAGCCAAACGCAGGGCGAGGTAAGCACCAATCGATGGGCAGGGAAGCGCTCCGCCATATTGTGAAGACGGAAGGGCAATACCAGATCGTTCAAGGGGAACGCCATCGCGTGGTGACGTTAGAGCGTTGGCGGGATGAGGTGTACGCCAGGCTAGGGAACGATGTGGAGGAAAGCGATAAGAGGAAGCGTTGGAAGGAAGTGAAGGACAAGTTAGTTGAGCTTGAGTTTGCCGCCATAAGAAACGATTTGGTGTGGATCAAGCCGATTAATCAGGAAGGATTTTGATGTTAAGCGTCCGAATGTCCGAAAGTGATGTTTTAGCGTCCGAATTAGAGTGTCCTAAAGTCGATGTTTTGTCCTTTAAGCGTCCGAAAACGCGTACTAAGTTGTCCGAAAGCGTTGTAGAACAAGAAGTGAACGCGTCCGAAATGTGTGTGTGTCTGAAAGACACACATTCGGACGCTTCAATGTTTCGGACGCTTGATGTTTGATGTGTGATTTGTAGAGAAAGGATTTGGGTTATGGCGGCAAAAGATAAGCGCGGAAAGGTAAGAGATGGTTTATATGGCGGATCAGAGGATCGGTTGAAGAATCCTTTTGAAGAGGATGATCCGATTATGTTGGCGATGAATAGTGTGGCGGTCAGTGTGATGAAGAGGAAACGTGAGGCGGATAAGGTTTGGGGATTAGATCGTTTGGCGGAACTTGTGAGCGAGGAAACGCGGTTGCGGTTTTGGAAGCAGCTATGGCGGTGTAGAGATGCGCGGAAAGCGAGAGATGTTGAGGCGTATAGATCAGCGTGTGGCGGAATGATGCGAGCGTTTGACGTGTTGGAGGCTGAAGCTAAGGCGATGAACGCTCAACCGTTGGCGTTAAGTGTTATGGAGGGTCAACGGGATGACGGGAGCGTGTTTGCGATTTGCGCTGATCCGGCAACTGTCCACGCCTACGCGTCAATGAGACCTGAGTGCGACTGCTGGACGATGGATGAAGTGGCGGTCATCTTGCAGCAGGAATTTTTCACGCAGGCGGTGAGCATTAAACGGGCCATGCCAGGAGCTGAAGTGTTGACGCTGATGGCGGAAGAGGATATTGGTCCGGTGTACAAGGGAAACAGTGAGCAGGCTTACGCGTTGAGCAAGGACGCGTTGGCGGTGATGGAAAGTCAGTCAAAGCGACATGGTTGAAACGTTTGGCGGAAGGCTCCCGGTTTTTGCATGTTTTTGGCTACGGGAACATGTGGGGGTGCCTGATGTAAGCAGCAAGGCGGTGATCGGTCAGTGAGAACGATTCACGATTGCGAGTGAATCTGATTCGAGCATGATGCTTGATCGATAGCGATTCTCGATGCTATGCGACGTGATGTAAAGCCAATGAATCGGAGCGCATTGGCGTAGCCATAGGCGCGCGAAAAGCGCCCTTGTAGGCGATTTTTTAAGGTCATGGCTATCACCCTATTTGCTTTCGAGAAAATCGATTGTCGGCGATTCTATTGGCTTATCCTCCAAAGTATTGCGACGAGCGCATGCAAGCGCCAAGCGTAAAGCTTAGGCGTGCGCAGTGCGCCAGTGCGCAAAGCGCTTGGCGATCAATAACGCAAAATGGCGCCAGTGCGCAAAGCGCTTGGCGCGCGAAAAAAAAGCCCCGAAGGGCTTGGATTAGGTGTCAATCATTTGTCAGGTATGAATAAAATTTTCAAACCATAAATTCCATTTGATGCATCAACTAAATTGCTCATCGCCATGTTGGCTAAACTTTCCGTTTCAAAAGCGCATACGCGACCATTGGCATGTTTATACGTCCATACGTAATCAGGTTTTCCGTCGACGTTTCTTCGAATGCCTTGGATGATATACATGATTTTTGCCCCTCAAAGGTTAAAAAAAATCGCGCACGCAAGTGCGACGCCAAAAACTATTGCTATGGTCCAATCGATCAAAGCTTGCATGGTTTAAACCTCCGCAAATTGTTTTGCTGATTTTCCGTGTACGACGATTGCAATCGATGCGGCGCTTGGCTTTAAAGCTCCATCGCACGCGCCGCATGTGATGCATTGTTTTTTGTCGCCACCTTCAGGGCTTGCTGGGCAAATTGCTTCGTTTTGAAGCTTGAGCGCCGATCCGATCGGGATAACGCGAAAAGTGCGCCAGCCCATTGCGCGCGCGACGTCGCGATCGCTAACACTATCAGCGCTTGCCATGCACAGCTCACGATGTGCTTGCGCGAAGGGTTCGCGCCATTGATGTGTGTATCCGGTCCAATCGCTGGCGAGCTCGAGCAATTCAAGCCAATTTTCCGCGGGAATCATGGCGGGATCGCCATAAGCGCCTAATCTAACCTTGCGACCCTTTAGCCAAAGCGCTGCAAGCTTTACATTATGCGAATAGTCTGGATAGGAACCGCGCTCGAAAGCTTTATAAACCGCGTTAACACTTTTGGAGTAGTCAACATAACATGTGCGCTTTTGGCTTTCATTGCCACGATGCACACAATCGCCACAAATGCTTTTATCATTGCCAGTATTGACGGCGCTGATAGGGTTAACGTCCGATCGAATAATGTACGTTTGAATCATGTTCCCGGTTTTGACATTGCTAGACTCAAAAACCGCGATCCCGACGATTGGCGCTTGATCGATTGGCGAGAATCCGCGATAAAAAACAAATCCGTTTGGCTTGCGCATGATATTGGCTCCGTTTTGATTGATTGCAACAAGCAAAACAATAGCATGGTCGCGCATTGATCGATTGACCATTTGTCGGACAATTTCAACCATTGAGGGGTTTATATGGCAGGTCAGCCACAAAAGCGCGCAGCGCTTGCTGTTATTGAGAAAGTAGGCGAGGAGGAGATTCTCGAGCGCATAAGCGCTGGCGAAAGTGTCCGGGCTATAGCCGAAAGCATTAAGGTAAAGCAAGGGCATTTAAATAGATGGTTACTGGCGCCAGAGCGCAGCGCTCAGTACGCGCGCGCACGCGAGGAGCGCGCCTCGGCGCTGGCTGAGGAGGCGCTGACGATCGCCGACGAGGCAAAAGACGATCCTAGACTGCGCGTTGATACGCGCAAATGGTTTGCTGCGCGCCTCGATCCGCGTTCATGGGCGGAGAATCGAGCGCCCGTCGTGGCGATCAACATAGACTCGCAAGCATGGACGGCGATCAAGCAGGCTGAAGTGCTAACGATTGATGCAGCGCAGCATGATTGACCTAGTCGCAATCGCTTTACCAAACGCGACAATTGTCGCCCAAACGCGGAAAAACTGACAATCTGGTAGGGTTCGATGCGGTTTTGACGGTTTGTCGAGAATCATTCTCATCCTCGATTGACTCGGAAATGCAAACAATTCTCATTTGATAATCGTTTTGACCCCCCTGGCGCGATTTGGGCGGGGCGGCTTTGCCGCGGTACTCCACACGCGCCAACTTGTGCTTCGCACACCTGGCAATTGTGCGTTACCTCTGCAACTGTTGCCCGCCCCCACTACACCGCCCATCGCCCCGACGAACGGCCCCAAAAAAAATTTTCACAAGTGAGTGAAACACTGTTACGCTTGCAACAAGTAACGAAAACAGGGGAACGACATGGCGGTTTATGGTTATGCAAGGGTTAGCACGCAGGAGCAGATAGACAACACGTCGCTGGCCGAGCAGATTAGGAAGATTCAGGGATTGGCGTTGATTCGTGGCGAGGATGTGGGCGAGGTGTTTACGGATGAAGGTGTGAGCGGTTCCGTGCAACTTGCCAAGCGCGACGCCGGTTCGCGTTTAGTGGCTGCGCTTCAGCCAGGTGATGTGGTGGTTATGACGCAATTGGATCGTGCGTTTCGTGACACGGTTGATGCGTTAACAATGGCCGAGACTTGGAAGGAGCAGGGCGTTAAGATGATTGTGCTGGCACTGGGTACGGACCCGGTGAATAATGGGTCGAGCTGGTCCGAGTTTTTCTTTACGTTGATGGCGGCAGTGGCTCGGCTTGAGCGACGCAGGATTGCCGAGCGCATGGCTGATGGGCGTAAGAGCAAGGCGCAAGCCGGTGGTTGGGTTGGCGGTCATGTGCCGTTTGGGTTTCGTAAAGATGGTGATGGCAAGTCGGCGAAACTTGTGAAGGATGAATCGACCTATCCCATCTTGATGTTTATGGCGGATAAGGCCAAGGAGCGCAAGAGCTATCGCAAGATTGCTGAGATGGTAAAGGATCAGTTTGGTATGGCGGTGACGC